TTAAACACCTCCATTATAATCTAAAATAAGTTGTACCATATATTCTATATTATCAACTCTGTATAAAATATATTTTTTTAATGCTTTTAAATCTTCTTCATTTGAAATCCACTCTTTAGGTATATCTTTTAAAATGTTATCAAGCAAATCCTCAGTAATTATTTCTTTAAAAAGATTACTTTGCTCATTTAAGCTATTAGCATTTAAAACATTAGAATCAAAAAAATTTTTATACAACTCATCATTATTTAATTTCATTATTGTTATATCTTTAAAATCTTCTTCGAAAATAAGTTTTTCAAGTTTTTCAGCATTCCATGAATGTTTTAAATTAAATACATGAGAATGATCTATTACATACATAAGTAAATGTCCCATTGAAACACTATGTTGTAGTAGAATATTTCCTTGATGTCTATCTTCATTATATATTATATGATCAAATAAAGCTATTTTATTTATATCCGATTTATTTTCAATATTTGACAAAACAGATAACGAATTTACAATAGGTAGTGATTTTTCAAGTCTTTCACTAAAAAAACAAACTCCTGTTATTTCTTCTGAGTAATCTATATAATCAACAACTTCATTTATATCTGTATTTTCATCTATTATACATATACCACCATTAGGAATTGGAATATTTAAACTTTCGGCTAGTTTAAGACAAACAAATTCATTTATTAAAACCTTATTTCCCCATGTTCCATTTGGAGTCTTAATAAATACATTTTTATTGTTTAAAACACCTTCAAAAGGTTGAGTTGCGGCTTCTAACCTTCTCAATAACTTTGTAACATGATACATATTAATTTCTCCTAATCAATAAATTTAGTTGTTAACAAACCGAGGGTAATTACAACCATTTTATTATACAATATTAGATAATTTTATACAAATTTATCTAATTTAAGAGAAAAATTGCATATTTTATGTTAAAAATTACTTATTATTAATTCTTTATTCTTTTTTCTTGCCTGAGCTTCTCTTGAAACTGAATACAATACTTCTGTTTCTTTAATATTGAAATCTTTATACCATTCTCTTACCTTTGCATGGTCATTTATTGTTAATATAAACTTACCTTTTAATGATTTTAACTTCTCTAATAATAGTAAATGTTCTTCTTCTCCGAATTTAGATTCATAGCCTGTAGTTTCAAAATAAGGTGGATCTATAAAGAAAAAGCTATACTCCCTATCATATTTGTCTATTATTTTTTCAAATGACAAGTTTTCAACATATGTATTAGATAACCTTTTTCTAATATCTTTTAATGTTTCAGTCATAAATATTTGTTGTGCTGGTTTTCTAGTTGTTCCATAGCCATAGTTACCACTTTTACCTGCAAAACTTTGAGTTATTATGTATAAAAATCTAACAGCTCTCTGAATTTCTGTTAGTTTTTCAATAGTACAATTCTTATATTCTTCAAAAATATTTCTGCCAGAAAACTCATGCTCTAGCATTCTTTCAACTTCTGGACCATGATATTTAATCATTTTAAATAGATTAATAAGTTCCTTATCAATATCATTTATAACTTCCACTTTAGATGGTTCTTTACCAAAATAAACCCAACCAGCTCCAAAGAAAAGTTCCACATAACAAGTATGTTCTGGTAGCATATCTATTATTGTTTTTCTTAATCGTGATTTACCACCCATTCTTACTATTGGGGGTTTAAGCATAGTGTTTTTAACCATAATAAAACCTCTTTTCATCTAGCTTTACTATAATTATACAGAACATATGTTCGTATGTAAATATAAAAAAATAGTATGTAATTAAACATACTATTTTAAAGCAACTCTTCTTCTAAATCATTTAAAACTAATAAGCACGTTGAATAATATAATTTTTCATTTGAAATTCCTTTAATATCTTTTTTTGAAAATTTAATCATAATATATATAATTAAAAATATTAGTGCAATACCAAGTGTTGATAATATTAAATGCTCTTTTGAAAAATCACTATCAATTAACACTGTTATCAAGGCAACAAATGTACCAGATATTATTCCACTAAATAAACCTATATAATATCTAAACATCTCATTTTCATGTCTATTCATTTTTAATTCAATAAAAGCTATTTCTTGTTTTATATCCAACTTATTATTTTCTATTAAATTTATATAATGTAAATATAGTTTTTTATATAAATAATCTATTTCATTTCTTTCAGTTTTATCTTTCAAAAAATTCTTGTGAATTTTTCCATAAATCTTTTCAATTCTTTCTTTTTCTTTATTATTAATTTTATCAGATGTTTTTTTCATTTAAATCTCCATATATATTTATATTGCCTTAAAATGGATTTCCACTCACAAATCCATCTTTAAACCCTCTAATAGCATCATCTAGTCCAAATATTAGAAATAAAGTTATAAAAACAGCTAATATAAATTTAACTTTACTTTTCATTTCAGTACTCTCCTAACATAATAATTTTCAACTACCGTTTTTATTCAATTTTAAACATCTCTTATGTTTTCTATTAACATTATATAACATTTTTGTTAATAAAAAAAGTTTTTGTTAATATGTATATAATTTAAAATAATGTCTATAATTAAGATAGATTTTTATTTTAAATGATACATTATCTCTGTATCACACTCCTTTTTAGCTACACATTTAAGTGTAGCTTTTTTATTTTAAGAATATAAAAAAGACTAAATAGGAATTAATCTACCTAGCCTTAACTATTGTTAATTTTAAAAGTTTATATAAATTATACTAAAAGTAATATTATAGAAATAATAGCTAATAAAATTATTAAATTAATTCTAATATTATCTTTTTTTCTCATATAATCACCTCATTATGATTATAAACAAAAAAATAAAAGGTTAGTCAGATATTACTCTAACTAACCTTAAAATTATAATTTCTTAACAAATTCAGCATTAACAAATCCTACTTTACCAGTAGCTGTTGTTATTCTATACCAACCTATAAAATCGGAATCCACCCAATCTATTCTAAAAATATCACCTGCATTTATCTTATCTACTATTCTAGAATTTAATGATCCTTCTTCTCTTACATTTAAAAAAGTACTCACATTATGAGTAGTAGCCATTTGTAGCTTTTCTACATAATCTGCATTTACATAACCAACTATTCCATTATACTCAACGTAATACCAACCAAGATAATCTTCATCAACCCATTTTATTTTAAATGTTTGGCCAGCTGATATTGAGCCAATTACTTTAGAATTAGTAGTTCCTTTAGCTCTTATATTTAATTTAATACTTACATTTTTAGTAGTAGCATTGTCTAAAGTAAAATTATTTGAATCAATAAATATTCCATTAGTGAACTCATTCATATCACATCCACCACTTACACCAGCTACACTTCCATTCTCTGAATATTGGAATCCAACCCATGAATCCCATATGTTATTGGCTCCTGGAGTGTTTACCCCATAATGTGCAATCCAAACTGGATAATTACCTAGTCTACTATCTAAGTTGTTATTTGCAAAGCTTGTATATGTATATACAACAACTTCTTTTCCAGTAAGTCTTTTTACCTCTTCTAAGAATTCTATACACATAGAAGTTAAATCTCTTGCTCCTACACCTTCAGTAGTTTCTATATCTAAAGCTAATTTACAATCATAATTAACTGCTCCTATTTCATTTAAATAATTTACGAAAAAATTTGCTTGATCCTTGGCTCCTTTATTAGCTCTAAAGAAATGATAAAATCCTACTCTTAATCCTTGCTCTTTCGCTCTCTCATAATTTTGTTTAGCATATTTATCCTTAAAGTAATTACCTTCTGTAGCTTTAATATAAACTACTTCTACACCATCATTTTTTACACTTTTAAAATTTATATTTCCTTTCCAGTTTGATACATCAATTCCTTTTAAATTATTATTGTTTCTACTTTGCATTATTAATTCCTTCTTTCTTTTAAATTTCTATAATTAAAGCCAATAAAAAAAGACTATCTCTAGTCCTATCTATTACCTTAATAAACTATTTGTTTTCCACTGGCACATAGTTTGATATTGCAGCTAGTTTACTTTCTAAATCAATATTCTTAGACTTAAGCTCTTGGTTTTCTTCTTGTAACTTCTTTAATATCTCTGAATTTTCTAAAACAGCCTCTTTTCCTTTATTAACTTCTCCAGCAATACTTTGTCTTAATTCTTTTACATCTTTTGGTGATAACTCTGGAAACTTATCCATCATCATTTTGTCAAATTCATAAGCTTTAGAACTTAATTTCTTTTCTACTGATTCTGTGATACGGAAGTTTTCTTCAACTACATTCCAAACTTGCTTTGCTATATCTATATACTGTTTATTTTTTATTATCTTTTCTTCTAACCCACTTTTCTGTAATTTACTTTCTAATACTTTAATTACTAATTTTAAAATTGTTTTTAACATTTTAATTCCTTCTTTCTTAATTTTATTTATAAAAAAAGAATCATAATTTCTTATGATCCTCTTTATCTTCTTTAAGTTGTATTAATGCATTTTTTAATTTACTTGGTACTGGTACACCTAATTCACTTGCATTTTCTATAATGCTTATGCCTTCATTGGCTATGTAAAAATAGCATACCAAAGTTCTAAATATCCAATTCCCTGTATTTAAAAGTCTGTCTAACATTACAGCTACTATAAGAATAGTGAAAATAACTCCCTTTCTTGCTATTCCTTTAAGTCCTATATTGCTGCTTAAATCTTTATTAACATAGCCTTTAGTAATGCCAGTAATATAATCTAAAGCCATTAAGACTATAAGTATAACTAAAGGGGTGTCCCATGCTCCTAATAGCCATGTAAATAAAGTTCCTATTGCTACAATACCTATCTTTAAATAATCAAATATATTTTCCATTACTCTTTTGTCCTTCCTTGCTCTGAAATTGGCTCTAAATCTATATTTGTAACAGGTGTATATACTAATTTTTTAGTTTCTAAATTAACTGAATAATTATGAATGTTAAAAAATATATCCATATTTCTAGGATAAATAGCTCTTAAACAATAACTTTCTTTATCTTGCCTATCTTTTATAAAATAGTTAAAGTCTTGTACTCCACCTGCAACCTCTATTATTTTCCCTGTAAACTTACTGTAGAAAATAGTCATGCTATTTTCATGTTCTTTATCCTCTTTTGCTTTTTTTAACATTTCTTCTTTACTAAACATTTTAATCTCCCTTCTAAGCTGTTACATGTAAAGTTGCTACTACCTGTAGTCCTTCTGTTGTAAATGTATCATTATCTCTTATACATCCTCTACAAGCAACTTGTGCATAGGTATGTCCATTTGCTCTATATACTCTACCAGTAGAAACAGTAATATTTTCTGAACTAAACGGCTTTCCAGTATATTTATACCAACCTTTTAGTGATGCTGTTATATCAATATATTGTGGATCTACATAGTCAAATCTAGCTGGCAACTGAACATCTCTATAAATATAATTATTACTTCCATCTGTATTTATTGATACAGCTTCATGATAACTTAAAGAACGATATGGGTATTTCATCCCTGGAGCGTACCACATATTACCTTCTTCTCCAATTTGATTCCATGCACCACTAGCAAATTTACAGTTATAGCCCATTCCATCTAATTTAAATGTTGTATCGTATGTTTCGCCACCCTTAGGCAAATATTTTACTGCTCCTACATTTCCTTTATAGACAGCTACTTCACTTATATAAAGCCAACAATATTCATCTAAATTAGTATTAGACTTCATTCCATTATTATCGAAACGTAGCCATACCCACTCGAAATTACCAGTATTAAACGTAAAGCTATATGGAATGTCATTGGTTAAATCGCTTCTTTCTCCCCCTAAAGCTTGCATAACTCTTATTACTTGTCCATAATCACCAGATTCTGTATTACTTAGCATTACAAATGCTTCCATGCTTTGTATATTCTGTTCTACTTTGTAGTGAAAATTTAGTGTATATGTTGTATTTTTTTCTACTTTAAAAGATTTATATGAAGTTAAAAACTTTTCTGATGTACTTTTATTTTTTACAGCTCCACATACCTTCCCACTAAATCCATATCCAGTATAAGGACCACTCCAGAACTCTCCTCCACATATCCACTCTCTTAATCCACCTGCAAAAGTTCCATTAGGTACTAAGTTGTGTAAATTAGTTGTTTGTGCAACTCTAAGTTGAAAATCTCTATTAGATTGTTTATACTCTGTAAACTGCTGTATAGTTACAGCACTAGCAATTCTTCCATCTAGTGTGTTTATTCTACTCTCTGTAGCACTAACTCTATTAGTTATACCATTTAAGTTAGTTTCTACATTAGTAACTCTACCATTAATATTAACTACTTCCTGCTTACTAGCTTTATCATTAATATTACTTTCTAAAGTTTGTGCTTTACTTTCTGTAGAGCTTACTCTTTGAGTTATTGAATCTAAACTAGCTTTTATAGTTGCAACTCTATTATTAACTTCTGTTACCTCTTGCTTAGATGCTTTCCCACCTAATGTAGTTTCTATAGAACGTGTTTTGCTTTCTGTAGAACTTATTCTTTGAGTTATACTATCTAAATTAGTTTCTATTGTTGCCACCTTATTCTTAGCTGTTGACATTTCAGTTTTTAATATATTAACTGATTCATCATTTTCAGTTATATCAAAAACAGTTGCATAAGCTATATGCCAAATTATTGGATTACTTGTTGTTGGGGTTTCCACTCCATCTAAAGCAAAGAAACTGGTACTAGAAAAACTTCCTGCATCACCACATTTTAATAAATGTATATACTCTTCCCACTTACCTGTTCCATTTACTTGTGTTAACCATTTTGAAGTTCCATTGTTCCCAGTAGAATTTGAGTACCATCCTATTGTTAATCCGACTGGAATCTTAGCAATAATTTTTGTTACAAATATAGCATTTGCTCTAGTCATATTTCCAAAATAAAAGCCTCCATAGTTAGGACTTGCACTTCCAACAGTTTTTACTTCTATACAATATTGTGAATCAGTTGGACATCCATTAATTTTAGAAATTCTTGAAGTTGTTACAGTTCCATTTCCTTTATTATTATAAGTATTAATGTTATTTGAACTATTTTTAAATGTAGGATCACTAAATAACATTTTCCCTAGACTCATGGCACTAGCTAAATCTTTAGCGTTATTAGCTAAATTATCTACAACATTTATCTTATTAATTAATTCTGTTTTTGTTTTATCTATATCTGATTGTTCAACTTTAAGAGCAATTTTATTTTTTAATATATCAATATTACTTTCTACATTATGAACTTTAGTATTAACAACATTGATTTCTGTATTGGTATAGCTCTTAGCATTATTAAGAGCTTCATTGGCTTTACTAGCTGCAATACTATCTGCATGAGAATTAGCACTACTTATAGCTTCTTGTTTAGCTGTATTAGCTTTATTAGTAGCTATATCTGTAGCAAAGTTTTTAGATGCATCTAAATTAGAATTTATTTTACTTATTAAATCTCTATTTAAATTACTTACACTTGTAGTAATGGTTTGTGTGATAGAATTTAAATCTTGTACACTAGCTTTTATACTGTTATTTTCTTGTGTAAATTTACTTTCTACTGTACTTATTTTATCTGTTACTGTTTTAATATTTTCTATAATTAGCTTGTAAGTATCTTCTGGAGCTGGTGACCAATCTGAAACCATATTCCCTTTCTCAAGCATTACATTTGTAAAAATAACAGAATTCCCTCTAGTTTCTCCTGCTAAACCAGCATATAGCAATACAGAATTAACTGTATTACTTCTTTTAGTAAATGTATAGGTTATTCTATTATTTATTATTGGAACTCTAGAGCATTTTCCACCAGGATAATCATAAATACTAATTTCTTTAATACTACCTGAAACTATCTCAACATTTGCTGATATTGTATATTCAGAATTTAACAATAAATTAGCATCTATTGAAATATAGTTATAATTATCTGAAGCTGTTCCAGTATTTCTAGCTGGTAATTCAAATCTTGAACTATTCAAAGCTAAATTTCTGCCACCTATTTTTATTTCCTGAATAGATTTATCTATATCTGACTGAGATACTTTACTCTCTATTTTTTCTTTCAAGACATTTATTTCTGCTGTTGCTTTATTTAAATGTGTATTTACTGTTGTTATCTCTGCATTAACAAATGCCTTAGCACTATTTAAAACTTCATTTGCCTTACTATCAGCGTGAGAATTAGCACTACTTATAGCTTCTTGTTTCTTTAACTCTGCTACTCTGTTAGCTTCTAATATTGCATCTTGTTTTGCCTTATCTGCTTTAGAAATTGCTGTATTAAGATTCTCTTGTGCTTGTTGGATTCTTTTTCTTTCCTCTTCTGTAATCTTACCATCAGCATTCGCTATTGCATTAGCTTGTGCTAAATTAGCTTTTGCTGTAGCAACTTCATCCGCGTACTTTTTAGCTAAGTTAGATTTTTCTAATGCTAAATTTTCAGCTGCTTTAATTGCTTCTTGTTTTTTAGAATCAGAATAGCTTTTAGCATTACTTAACGCACTATTAGCTTTAGCCTGAGAACCTTGAGTATCTTCTATCTGTTCCCAACTACTCCATGTATTTAAATCAGTTCCACGCCTTTGATAAACAGGAGATGAATTACTTCTAAATACTTGAGTTGGATATCCACCACTTGAGTTATTCCATGGTACTGTAGTTTCTAGTGTTCCAAACCATGAACCACCATTAGGTATTCCAATTACATTGGAATATTTAAATTCTGTAATTGTTTGAAATGCATAATGTTGCATATACCATCCTGGACTATCATTACTGTTTCTTGTGTCAGGAATACTTCTTGCTCCAATTATCGCCTGTTCTTTAGCTCTAGTAATATTACTATTAATAGTTTCTGTAGACTGAGTAAAAGTTTGACTATCTACTTTAAACTTTAATGCATTATCTAAAGCGGTTAAGGAAGCTTTTTGACTAGATAATTCTTTACTATGTTCTGTAATAGTATTTTTTTGTGTAGATAACTCTACATCTAAAGTTCTATCACCTACAGTAACCTTAGTCCCCTTAATAGTTTCAGTACCATTATTGTTTACTTCTCTAATAACACTATTTATATCTAGCTTATTACCACTTATATTAGCGTTGTCAGCTACTTTATTATTATCTATAGCTCCATTAGTTATCCCTGCATTATGAACTCCGTCTGAATCAAGCATTATGGTTTTACCATCTTTACCTCTGATAAGTAGTCCACACTCTGTTGTATTGTCTTGCTTTCTATATTCTCCTAAAATAACTCTATTAACATTATTTCTATTTATAAGGATTTGATTTCCGACTATTTCTATAGTTCCATCTGCACTAACAATTCTATGTTTGCTAGTTGTAATATCACCAGCCTCTAGCTTGTTTACGCTTAGAGAACTTATTTGTGAGCTACCTATAGCTCCATCTGCTATAACTGCACTTCCAGCTGTAATAGCATTAGTTTTAAAGTTATCTGCTGTTAGGTTTCCAGCAAGAGCATTTTCTAAAACTGCAGTTTTATTCTCTAATATCCCAACTTTAGCAACTGCTGCATTTAAATCTGTTATATCAGCTTTACCAGCTTTTATTTGTTGAATTATTGCATGTATAGCATTAAGTTCTGTTATAGATGCCTTAGTCACTTCTAAAGTTCCTATTCTGGCTATTACTGCATTAAGATTTTGTATATCAGCTTTATTAACATGAAGATTTTCTATTTCAGCTAGTATAGCTTTTAATTTAGCAACTTTTATTACATTTGCTTCAAAATCTTCTATCTGTTTAGTCGTAATAGAATCTATTGTACTTCCATCTACAGTACCATTATCCGTAGTAATATTTTCTAGCGTATTACTCATTTCATCTACAAGTAATTTTTCTTCGCTTAAGTCCAAAGCTTTATTGGCTAATTCTACAGTGTCTTTACTATGATCCTGAGGATATTCCTTAGTTTTTACTATCCTATGTTTATCTTTAACTTTATTCTTATTAGAAATTAAATATATATAATCCCCTAAATTATAATCAAGAATATCTTTATACTTCCCATTCATTTTAGCTAAATTTATTGTTGAAGCTATATAACTTTTAAACGGTTTACTCATTATATTTAATTTTTCTAAAGCATCTTCTTTTAAACTTTCTGGCTTAGTGTACCTTTCATCTTTCCAATAATAAGTTAATGTTTTATTAGAATATTGCTTATTCTCTAAATATGTTTTCCCACCATTGACACTGGCTATAGTCAAACCACCTTTACCTGTTGGAATTATTCTAGTATAAAATCCATAACTATTTCCTTGAACTTGTAAAGCTCTTAAATTTAAACTATCAATAAAATAAATTCCTCTATCATCACCAATTTTATCAAAAAGCATGATAATTTTATTTAATGTATCAAATTTAAACTCTATATCATATAACTTTTTAGCTTTTTGTATAATAGTCCAACTTGAACAATTAGTCATTCTAATAGTTCTTTTTTTTCTATTATTACAATTATCTGAATTTAATCTCCACCCTGTGCTAACTATAGCTAAGTTTAAAGCATCTACTAAATTTTGCTCTACACTTTCAAATCTATCAAAAATTGTTCCCTCTAATTCTTCTACATTAAGTTTACAAGTGAATAGTGTTTTATTATCGTTAGAGTCTCCGCCTTTAGCCTTCACAACATATTCATCTGTTTTTGTTCTTATATAAGTTTCTTCTTCTATTTCATCATAAAACTTATAAAATAAAGAATAATAAAAAGAGAGTGTTTTATCTCCACTCTCTAAAATACTTTCTATACATAAATTTTCATATTCTGTTAATGCTGCTATTTTCTTTTTATTTTTATCATATAGTTGCAATAATTCCATCTATATACCTCCTTTATAAAGGAGTCCTATTCTTCTATCATAAAGTCAATGCACATTAACTCTCCTGGACTCATTTCATAACCATTTAATAATTCAATATTAAATTTATGTATATCCATTTCAATTTCAATTTCTTGTAATTCACTAATTTCTTTATTAAAGTCATCTAATCTTTCTGGATCAATATCATAATTTCCCTCTGTTATTTTTAGAGTTCCATCATCTTCTTTTAAGCAATAATCTTTTATTATTTTTTGTCTTTCTTTATTATAGTGTTTTAATTCTCTTTCAACTTTAGATATGTTCTTACCTATAGCATACGAAACCTTAACTGGTAACTTTCTTGAACTTATTTCTCCTAATACACTAACTTTTTCTAATATTTCTTTATTTGTCATTTTAACCATTTTAAATACCTCTTTCTTTCAAAAATTTTATTAAAAAAGAGCCTACATTTTGTAAGCTCTTATAAACTAAAGTATAAAACAATTTAAGCTTTTACCAACTTCCGTAGACTTTGTTCTAAATTTTTGAACCTCAGCTTGAACTAATTGAGAATTTGCTAAGAACAACTCCATATTAGTAGGATATGTTTGAATATTTGCGATAGTATTTTGAGTTAAACTACAACTCATTGTTAATACTGTTTGCTTCATTCCATCCTTTTCTATATCTACTGTTCCATTCAAATTAGTAGATTCTGTTATTGTACTTGTTACTTTTACATTTTCTTCTGACATTTCAATTCCTTCTTTCTATATATATCTATTTTTATATTTAACATTTATATTACAAGTATCTTTATTGACTTTTATTGTATTAATTCCTGATACTAAAAAAGGAAACTCCCAGAAGTCAGTATCTTCAAATTTATTTTTACCTTCTTCTAAAACAGTTCCCTCTAAAGAATTTATTATTATCTTTTTATTTGCTTTTAGTTTTTTTATAACTATCTCTTCATTAAATCCACTAATAGTAATGTCTATAGTATCAAAGAGCGGTATTATTTCAATACTACAAGGAGTTTTAGTGTTTCCATCTACTTTTATATTTTTAGATGTTTCTCTATTCATGCTTACTACTATTTCATCACTTATCTTAAATGTTGATTTAAAAATAAGTGTTATTTCATAAAGAAAATCACTAATTAATTTTTCCTTATGATCATCCAAAGCAACATTATAAGAAAAGTCAAAATCTTCAAATCTCAACTCTCCCTTTTTACACAACTTTAAAAGGTTGCTTATTTTTAAAAGATTTTCATTTTCATTTTCTCCTTCAATTAGTAATGTTACTGTTATAGCACTATATCCTTCTTTTTGTTTATTAACTCTAGGATCAAATGAATCTTCTAACCATTCATCATATGTCACTATATTACATGCTTGAATATCTCTCCCTGTTAAAATAGCATCATAAGTTTCCAAAACATCCACACTATTAACTAACATTACCTAACTCCTTTCAATTTTAATGCTGCTTGATTCATAAAATAATCAATATCATTTCTATCTTTAAAACCATAGTTACCATTAAAATTAATAACTGTACTTTGACTATTATTTTCACTATATCTAGCATTTTCATCAGCAGTCATTATTCTTTCTCCCTTGTGAAGTCTAGCAAGATATCCATCATACGGAACGTAATCGAGTCCATTATATTTGAATGATGCTGCTCCACCAAACCCACTAGTAGTACCAACACTTACAGGATGACTTGAGAACCAGCTTCTCACTCCATTCCACGCTGATTTTACCCATCCAAACATATCCCAATCCTTCTCACATTGTACTTTGATAGAATCATTCCAAATAACCTCTTTAGTACCACTATGATAATTTTCAGCTATTGGTTTAAAAACAGCTCCATTTTTAATATCTTCTCTTATATCCTCCCTTGCTTTTATTGGATTACCATATATTTGTTTTGTAGTATTATCCCATACCCCATTTATTCTTCCTGATGCTTCATCAACCTCTACATAACAATCATGCATTCTTTTATCAGTCTCATTATAAATTTTATAATAACCAGTTTGAGTTATTCCCATCATTTTATCCATATTTTGAGAATATCTAGTTAATCTTTTATAATTAACCTTATCTTCCTTATCCATAATTTCACCATTACTGGTATTTATATAATCTATAAGTTGAGGATATTTCTTCATTGCCTCATTAAGAAACCCTTGATATTTATCACGTTCTTTATTTATAGCTTCTGTCTTTAAACTTTCCCATTTCTCAATCTCAATTTGAGCATACTTCTTTTGCTCTTCATTCATTTCTGGCATTTTTAATTTCATTGTCTCTATTAACTTATCGTATTTAATTTTATTATCTTCAATTTCTTTATCTCTCGCTTTAGCTTTTTCTGATAACAACTCACTTATTCCATTCATATCTAAGTTTTTCATTCTTGCATTAAAATCTGCTTGTGCAGCTAAAAGCTCTTCATGACTTTTTACCGTATTACTTAAATTGACATTACCCATTTTTATTGTTAACTCTTCAATGGTTTTTATCTCATCTTCTCTTAAATCTCTATTTTCCTTAGCTGCCGCTTCGTATATATCATTAACCTGCTTTTGATATCCCTTAAGTTCTTCTATCTGCTTACTTTGAGATTGATTAAAAAATTCTTCTAATTTTTGTTCATTTTCATCTAGTTTACCATCATCAGCTTTAAATGCATCTGCCATCATTTTCTGTGTTTCAGGAGCTCTCTGTTTAATCTTTTCTATTGTTTCATTGAATAAATCATCAGTTCTCTTCTTTAATCCATCTATTTGATCTCGTGTAATAACACCATCTAATCCATTGGTGTATTCAAGTTCATAATTAAGCTTTGCTATCTTATCAGATATTTCAGTTAATGCTTTTTGAGCTTCTGGAGATACCTCACTTGACCACTCTTTATGTTTAATATTCATTTTATCCATTTCCTCTGTTGTTAGAGCATAATCACCATGTAAAGCTAATAATGCATTCCCAACAAGCCCCAAATCTTCTTTAGCTTGTAATGAAGTACTAGACATAACTTCTGTATTTTTAGTATATAGATATATTCCACCTGCTACAGCACCTACAACAGCAACTAATGGTAATGCTACACTCATTATTGAACCTAATCCTAAAGCAGCAGTCCCACTTGCTACCCCACTTGCAGTAGTTGCCACTGACAAACCTTCTGTCGCTAATGTTGTTGTTTGCATTACAGCTTCTGTTGCTGTTAAAGCAGTCTTAAACTTCTTAGTATAGTCTATCAATTTAACAACTCCACTAGTTGCTTTACCTGTAATACTAAGTATTGGTCCAGCAGCGACAGCCATAGTTCCTAATTTTAAAATTAATTTTTGTGTTTCAGGACTTAACCCACTAAATTTATTTGCTAAATCTGAAACTCCATTAGCCACATCTGTTATAATAGGGGCAATAACTTTAAATCCTTTTATTGCTGCTTCTTCTAAAGCTGATTTCATTTCATCTATAGATCCTTTGGCATTCTCGCTCATTGTTTTTGCCATTTTTTCTGTTGCTCCTTGAGATGTATCTATAGCACTAGCTAATTTATTGAAGTCTTGTTCAGATGCATTTATTATTGCTAACCATCCAGACATAGCTTCTTTACCAAATAATGCACTTACCGCTGCTGCTTGGGTAGATTTATCTAAATTACCCATTTTACTTCTTAAGTCTTCCATAACTTCTTTAAAAGATTTCATCTCTCCATTACTATTTTTCAAAGAGATTCCATATTTATCTATAACCTTAGCCATTTGTTTACTAGGTTTTACTAAGTTAGTAAGTCCAGCTCTTAAGGCTGTTCCTGCCTGACTTGCTTTAATTCCACTATTAGCCATTAATCCTATTGCTAATGCAGTATCTTGTATTGTATATCCTAAAGAGCCTGCAACTGGTGCTGCATATTTGAAAGTTTCTCCCATCATTCCAACATTAGTATTTGCATTACTACTAGCAGCAGCCAAAACATCAGAAAACATTCCAGCATCTTTAGCACTTAATCCAAAAGCAGTTAACGCATCAGTAACTATATCAGATGTTGTTCCTAATTCTTCTCCACTCGCTATAGCTAAATTTAATATTGGTTCTATACCATTTAACATATCACCAGTTTTCCAACCAGCCATAGCCATATACTCCATAGCTTCACCAGCATTAGTAGCACTAAATTTAGTTTTTGCTCCCATTTCTTCTGCTTTAGCTTGTAGCTTGTCAAAATCTTCGCCAGTTGCTCCTGAAATAGCTGAAACCTTATCCATTTGCGCCTCAAATTCTATACCAACATGAGAAGCTACTGTAGCAACCCCAGCTAATGGTAAAGATACATGAGTTGTTAAGTTTGAGCCTACGCTTTTCAATCCACTAGATACTTTCCCTAACTTCTCACTCATTTGAGTTAAATTAAACTCTTTAAGTTCTTTATTTGTTTTATTTAAAGCATTTTGACTTTGAAGTAATTCTGCTTGCCATTCATTTAGTTTTATTTTTTGGTTATCTAATTTTTCGTTTGTAGCCTGTATTTTCTTTTTATTATTTTCTAGTTTTTCATTTAAACTATTTAACTTATCAGCTAACTTCTTTGTTTCTTCTGCTTCTTTTCCATAAGCCTTTTCTGCTTTTGAATGTTCCTTAGTTGTTTTTTCAATTGAACTTTTTAACTTATCGTTTTGAGCAATATATTTTTGTAATCTATTTTCTATCTTTGTATAAGCTTCTTTGTTAATATCAATAGCCCTAGATTGTAATTTCATTTTTTCAGTTAATTCATTTTGCTTAACTGAAAGCTTTACAAATTTATTACCCATTAATTCAGCACTAGAAGCTGCTACTTTAAAACCTGATTCAGTTAACTTCAATTCTTTGTTAACACCTTGCATTTTCTTTTCAAAGTCAGAACCTTTTTTAGAAGCTTCATCTATACCTTTTGTGAATGGCATTAAATTGACTTTTATTTCAGTTACTAAAGGGGCTAATGCAATTCCTCCCATTATTCATCCCCCTTCCTTTGAAATGCATCTATAGCTTCATAATCAGCATTAGTTTGAGTTAATCCCCATAATGTTTCTAGGAACTCTCTTCCTTTTTCACTATTCTTAAGCCCACTTAACCAAGCATCTTTTTTGTAGAGTAAAAAAAGTGAGTACGGTAAGTTATAAATTTCAATGAAATTTAAACCAGTGTACTCACTTATACTCTTTATATCTGCCGTTACACAGCAATATGTTTTTTCCCACTTTTCCATAGGAAAATATTTATTTAATATTGCTTCTCCTATTTTTCCGCTTGGCAATGGGATTCTAAGTTTGGGTCTAATTCTGTTTTATTTATTAATTCTACCATTAAGTTGTATAGTGTCTTTATACTCATAAAAGATAATTTATCTAAATCTTTTTTATTAAACTTCTTATTATTTTTATTGTTATTTAAAAAGTCTATAATTAGATCTGCTTGTCTTTTCTCTGATTCATCTGATGTTGCTGATGGATCTCTTAAATAATCTTGAAATTCTCTTACTCTTTTAGCCATACTATAAGTAACATCATAAACATTAACAACTTCATTATTTATTTTTATATCTGTTGTGTTTTGAGTTATAACATCTATATTAATCATAAATATTCTCCTTCCTATAGTTCTTGTTCAAATTTTGCCAAGAAGTTCTTTACATATTCTATTGCTTGAATCTCAGCATTTATAGATACTTCTTTATCTGCAAAATCTAACCCGAATCCATTTCCTCCTTGTCCAATCATAGTAAATCTTAAATGTTTACCACCTTCTTCATGAACAAATCTTACAAGTACATTTTTAAGTGATCCACCACCACCAAATGTTAATGTTCTCTTTTTCTTTCCTGAGTCTTCTGTAATCTTAGCTGTAGATAATAAAGCTAACTTATTTAAATCCCATGATATTATTCCTGTTTTACATGTTAATTCTTCATCAGTAATAAATGACTTAACAATTCTTCCATACTGATTCTTAACATCATACTTTTTAGGTTTATAATCTATACTAAAACCACTATTACAATGTCCTACATTATGCTCCTCTGTCTCTATTGTTGCATCATCTGGAATAGTCTCTCCAGTAAATTCATACATATATAATTCTCCAGCACCAACTAATATTGGCTTTGCTTCACTTACTGCCATTATTAATCATCCTTTCTTATTCTTTAAATTTTATTATAAAAAAAATGCTATTCTCCCACATTTGTAGGTCATCTCTGAATAGCGTTCCACCTCCACCTACTGTAGCTTTAAAAATTATATCCTTATAGCTTTTAAAATTATTATCACTTTCTTTGTTAGCAAATATTTTTATTAAACATTTCTCAATTTCTTTTACTTTGTCATAATCATTCCAAATAACCTTTATCTCGAGTTGCTTTTGACTTATATAATCATTATTTATATTAGTATAGGTATATACTAAAGAAGGAGCTTCTATATCAGTAGTAAATACAGGAAAAAATCTATTTTCACCAACTAATTTAATTAGTTCACTGTTAGTATTTAAATATTCTATAATTGTATTTTCTATGTTAATCCCTCCTTTAGTATCTTTTCTATTTTACCTATACTATCAATCTTAGCTTTCTCTAAAAATGGTTGTGGTCTTTGTCCTTTAGTTATATGCCACCCTTTATATTTTCCACTTTTAACCTTGTATTTCCATGGTGTTTTTCTACCATTGCCATCTTTAGCATATATACCAGTACCTTGATGAACATATGGAGCATATTCCATTGTATTACCAACTCTACCTATTACCTCACCAAATATAACATTAACATCATGACACATAGCAGCTCTTAAAGGTCCTTCATCTATTGGACAATATTGTTTTCCTTTTCTTTCAACTAATAAACATGCTTTTGTTATATTATTGATAAGTTGTACTTCAATTAATTTTTTAGCTCTTTCACAGCTGTTTGCAAAATCACTTGACATTCTCTATCACCTTCAAAAATACTTGTGATAACCTACCTTGTGGGTTAACTCCAATTATGTTATAAATCATATTCCCATCTCTCAATCTATTCTTAGCACTTATATCTTTGCTAAAAGTCAATCCTATATGAGAACTTTCGTTATACCTAGCATTATTAGTATTAACTCTGCTATCTGTTTCATAAATAGCTATTAAAATAGGATTCTCTAAATCTACCCATTCTTTTTTTCTAGCCAATGAAGGTGTAATAATATCTGTATTTTCTTGTAATATTAAACTTTTCATATTTGAATTGATACTCAATAATATCACCACCTAAGGAAGCTTTCTACAGCTTCTAAGTTTCTTAGTAATATCCTTAGGGAAACCATCTAAATAACTTGTACTAACTCCACTAAAGCTTTCAGAATTTATCCCCTCTGTTCCTAATCTATTGCACTTGATAACTACTAGCTCAACTAAAGATCCTTCTAAACCAATCGGAATATCTTTTCTATGAATATATACTTTAATCTCCTCTTCAGTTTCTTCTATAAGATCATTAAGTAACTCATCACTTTGGTTCTTTGCTGCAATACTTCTTCTTTTTATTTTTTCTAATATTTTTTTGTTATCCATATTATCACCTATAAAAATAGAGAGGACTTACCCTCTCCTATTTGTTATACTGTTTCTTCTGCAACCTTTAACTCATAATAAAGTACTGAGATTGCTTCTTCTCTTAAAACCTTAGAACCATAAACACATAATCCTCTTATACCATCAGCAAAAGAACCTTGAAGTCTCATTGCTTCTGTTTTTTGAAGTTGTTTAGCTGAACCTATTGCACTTTTATGATGTGCAATTATAGTATTATCAGGTAACTCTTCACTCGCCATAACTTGAAGTCCATTTATCTTTTGCCCTTCTACTATTCCATTTGCAAGAACATTAGGATTTTTAGTAAATCTATCATCTTTTGATAATAATCCTAAATACTCTGAATCTACAGTTACGAATCTATCTGCTTTAGGAACTTTTTTCTTTGATAATTTAGTTCCTAGATCAACTATATAGTCATAAGCTTCTTTTGGAGTTACTGTTTTTTTCTTTGATTTACTACCTATGTTATTTTCACTCTTAGCTCCTGCTGCAAGAACAGTAAAGAAGTTCTTATCATAAGTTTCTGCTAAAATGGCTCCATGTTCCTCAAGAGTTGGTTTCATAACATCAGCTTTTAACTGTGCTTTATCTACATCATCTAAAGAGAAAGCAAAATATTTCTTTTGATCAAATACCATTTCTATTGGAGTTGTATTTACATCATCCCATGCAATAGTTCCTGTATAGTCCTTTAAATTTCCATTTGCAACTCTATTGAATATTACTTTTTCTCCATTTATTTCTGTTGGTGCTGTAGACATTAAATGTGCTATTGATACACTATGAAAATTAGCTAATAAACCTCCTTCCCATAATGTAGGTTTAAAATTTGTTACTGACATAAATAATCATCCTTTCTTATTTTAAATTACTATACGCCTCTGCAATCTGCTCTGCTGACATATTATCAGCATTATTAATAAAATCTTCCCAAGAGTTTCCTCCTATTGGTTTACTATCTGGATTAGGTGGTGTTGATCCACCTAAAGTAACTTCAAACATATCTTTATATGTTTCCTTAAACCCCTTAAGTTGTTCATCTAACCCAGTTACAGTTCCATCCTCATTTATTACTAGCTTATCTCTATCAAATTTACTAGCTAATAAATCTGAATGTTTTGCTTTAGCTTTAGTTAATGCATTATTAATGGCACTATCTAAAGTTAAATTTCTTATTTTTGTTTCACTATCAGTTTTTAATGTTTTGATAGTTTCTTCATGCTGCTTAATGGTCTTTTGAAGTTCCTCATTGTCAGCATTATTCTTTTTAAGTTCTTTAATAGTTTCATTAGATGTTTTTAATTGTCCTTCTAAATCATCTTTTTGACCTTTTAACTTGTTATACCTATCCTCTGCATTTTCAAGAGTAGTAGTATAAATCTTTTCTTTTTTCATAGCTCCCATAACAGCTTTAATTTGTTCATCTGTTAAACCTTGAGCTTTTAATAATTCTTCAAACTTCACTTTGAACCCCTCCTATATATACGCTTTTATACGAGTTTTGCATCTCTAATATAGTTGCTTATTTCTTCTTTTACGCCTGGAATTAAGCTAAAAAAGGCAAAAGAAAAAAGCCTTATTTATAAGACTTTTTAACAATTATTTGATTGATAAAATTTATATATATGTTAAAATATTGATAAAGGGGAGGTGATTTTTATGGCTAATCAACATGTAACACCTTTAGGTGATAAATGGCAAGTTAAAGGAGCTGGAAATTCTAAAGCTACAAGAATTTTTGATACTCAAGCTGAAGCAATAGCTTACGCTAGAGAATTAGCTATCAAACAGCAATCCGAAGTTATTATTCACGGAAAAAATGGTCAAATTCGTGAAAAAAATAGTTATGGTAATGATCCATACCCTCCTAGAGGATAATTAATTTTAACCTACAGTCATATTTATAATTTTAAATAACACTAAATATGGATGTAAGTTTGAATTTCCAAACTAAAATGTTAATATATAAAAGAAAAGGTAGGAAGGGGAGTTTAGAATGAAACTTAGGGAAGACTATAAATGCAATGTTGCTAAAACTTTTACTGAATTAGCAATTCAAAATAATTTAATAAAAGCTAATATTGATCCTGAAGTAACAGCCCAAAATGTTTGCAAATTCTTTAACACAATTGCTGAAAACTTAGGAGAATCTTCTGATTCAAATGAAGTTTAACTTTTATACTAATGTGCCTTTATATAAGGCACATTTTTATTAATATTAGTTCTTCTAATTCATGATTATTCTATTACAGGCAAATAAGTGCATCTACAATTAGCATGTAATGGTAATATGGGTCTATCATTATTTAAGTATATATTTCCATGCTTTGCACCACATCTTGAACAGGTTCTTTCATCTCCAGCAGCCCAATATTGAACCTTTTTACATCCTACATCTTCATATGCCTTAAACGAACTTTCATTCAAATAGTGCATAGTTTCTGTTCTAATTAATCTATGGCATACATTAAACCCATTATTCATTTGGTTATTAAGCTGTATAGACATTTCTGTTACTGTTTTTCCTTGCTGTAGTCCAGTAATAAGAATATCATTAAGATTTCTAGCTAATACTTTAGTATTTTTCCAAAGTCTTTCAGAAAAATTACTCCCCAGCCATGGTTTATCTAATAATTGTTCCATAAGTTTCTTATTAGGCATAGAAAACTCTATTTGTCCTATTGCTTCCCTTGTGACTTTATAATTCTTAATGAAACCTTCATACATATTTTTCTTTCCAAAATTCTCTACATTCATGCTAAGCTCTTTAATTATAATATTTATATTATTTTGCAACTTAGTAAGCCTATTAAATTTATGCATATCACTTAACATAGGAGTTGATGTTTTCATTTTTTCAGTTACTCTATACAGTTCATCTGAAATACTTAAAGAAGCTTCTTGATACATTTCTAATAAGTCTATATTTTTTTCTTCTAAATCATTATAAATCTTCCATGTAGGTTCAGCTACTCTTTTTTCCCAGTATTCACTACTCTTCATTGTTCTCACCTATACTTTTATTAGGTAGTGGTATATTATCAAAGTTTATTCCAAACTCTTCTTTTTCTTTATCAAGCTGTTCTTGCTCTGCTACTGGATCCTGTACCCATGGATGATTAGCCATTATAGTTTTATTACTAATTACCCCTTTTGAGTTTACACAATTAGTAATAGTTTCAGTTTCATTAATCTTAATATTTTTATTAAATATCAATTCTACCGGCACCTCATTATATGATCCCTGATTACCTTCAGATAAATAAATATTTATAAAATACAATAACTCTTTAAAAGCTTTCTTAAATAAAACTTCTAAAGAGTTACATTTTAAATCTATTCCACTATATAAGAATTTAAGAGCTATACCACTTGGAGCACTCCCAAACTTATCAAGATCTTTATTTACCCCTTGTCCACATTCGTTGATATCTCTTTTTAATTGTTCATAATGTATTTTAATCGCTTCAACATCCATCGTAGGATTTAATGTTGTTGCTTCTCCATCTGAATCTAATATCAAGGCCCTATAATAATTTAAGTTATCCATAAAAGTACCTAATTCATCACCCTCATATCCTTTAAGAACAAATATTAAATTCTTTACTTCTTCAATGAAATTAGCTACATCACTTCTACTTATATCGTAATTATCTATTAAGCTTTTAATGAAGTTAATATCTCCTTTTTCTATCCTATTATTTTTAAATGCAATAAAAGGTATTTTACCCCATGCAGCATATTCACCATCTTTTAAATAGTGCCCTATGTTCCCTTCTACATTTAAATACTTTTCAGAATCTAATAATATTAGTTCTCCATCTTTAACATAATACTCAACTCTATCAGGATACCATAATTCAATCTTAGTTACTGTTTTCTTTTCAAGCCCTTCATAAACTACTAAATCATAAAGTCTTATCAATCTCTCTAAAGCTCTATGCCTTCTATCTTTCCATATAGGTATTATCTGTTCGCTAGGAATAACCATATAATCAAGCTTAGAATCTTCATTAATAAAAATATGTAACCACCCTATTCCTTTATTAGAAGCTTCATATCCAAGCTCATTAAGTATATCTAAGAATTCCTCTCCTAAAGTCCAATCTAGTTTTTTTATATACTCTTCATTATCAGATTTTAAAGTATAATCTTTTCCTAAAAGATAGTTTACTTTTTCATCAACTAAATTCTTATAAAAAGCATGAGCTAATTTGTTATTGGCCTTATACTTTAATTCTTCATTACCACCATTTGATGTAGGTCTAGTTATTTTTCTCTGGAATATGTCATTATTAACTTCATAATATTGTTCACCAGTTAACATTTGTTTTCTATTTTCTGAACTTAGAAAATCACTTATTTCTTCGCCTAACCATTGAATAGTATTCATAGGTCCTGCTACTTCTACTGGTTTACCTAATCCAAACATGATACTCCTCCTTTTATTTAAGAATTCTCATTCCACCTTTTTTCTTAGTTTGCTCCATAGCATACCTTAAAGCATCCATAAGGTGGTTGTAATCATCTATAGGCTTATTTATTACTTGTCCATCTTTTGTATCCCATACATAGTTATTTAACTCAACTAATGTATTCTCACACTTAGGATGAACATATATTTTATAATCTTGAATGTTTTGTATTCCATTTAAGATACTGTCTTTTCCTTTTTGAGCTGGCTTAATTCTTCTTATCCCTTGTTTTCTAATATCATCAATACTCTTAGGCTCTGCACTATCTGCAATTATCTTCTCTTTTGAATAACCTTTATACTTAATCATATTAACTATATCAGTATTACTCATAGCTTTCTGATAATGTTCATCAAAAATAAAAAGCTCCTTAGTTTTTTCATCAACTAAGCAGCATATAAAAGCTGTAGGGTCATTAGTATATCCAAAGTCCAAACCAAAGACACTAATAACGCCTTTTTTCTTGCTTATTTCTTTCACATCAAATTCAAGTTCAGTGAAGTTTTCATATACTAAACCATCAGCTATTCCCCACTCTCCAAGACCTTCTATTTTATATCTCCTTGGATTATTTTCTTTCATACTTTCAAATAGCTTTCTATCATCATCACCTAGAAACTCATTGCACTTGTAATTAGTAGTTAGAGCTAAAATATTATCATCTTTATTATCAAAAAATCTTTTCTTTAACCAATGCTTTTCACTCCATGGGTTAAAGCTTAATGTTATTTGTTTAAAATATCCCATTGGTAACTCACCCCTTATAGACATATCAACTTTGTTAAAATCATCTTCATTCATTACTTGGAACGCTTCTTCAAACCAAGCCCAACATAAATATCCTATTTCTACAGTAATAGAAGTTATACTCATAGGATCATCAAGTCCACGGAAGAGGATTTTTTGTCCTGTAGGTTTATATGTAATCTCTAACGGTGATTTACTAAAATGCCACAAATGAGATACCCCTAAGTTATTAGCTGCCCATTTTAATTGAGTATATGTAGAATCCTTATGAGTATTAAAAACACGCCTTAAAACTAATGTATTTGCTAGAGGATATTTCATCATATTGTAAATAATCCACATAGCTGTAGTAGTTGATTTCTTGCTTCCTCTACCACCTTTAACAACTCTATACCTTCCTTTGAATCTCCAAAAAGTACCGTACCCTTTACCTATTTTACTCGGTAAATGTATTCTTAAGTTATTATTAATCTTCAAGGTCATCCTCTCCCTCGAAAACTACGGTTTGATTAACATCAGCTTCAACCTTATCTACAAACAATCTATATCTTTTACCTAACAATGCAGCTGCTTTAATTTTATCTTTAGCTGAAAGCTCTTTATCAACCAATCTAGCTTCACTCATAAAATCACCTGTATTTTCAACAACAACTACTTGTTCTGTTTCTTCTCCTCTTAGAACTCTAGTTAGATATTCTAGCACTTCTTCTGCTTTCGCTATCCTTTTACTTTCTAATTCTTTCATCTTTTCATCTATATAAGATTTTATGTCTAGTTTTGACAAGTTCTCACTTGCTATCCTATTTAAATTCTTACCTTTATATCCAGCTTTCCTTGCTGCTTCAGTGGCGTTGCCTGTTTCAATATAATATTCAGCAAACGCCTTCTGTTTTGGTGTAAGCTTCATAACAACACCACCTTTCTAATAAATAAAAATAGAGCCTTGAAAATAAAGGCTCTTTAAAGTTTCATAATCTCCTCGTATTCTTCTGTTTTTAATTCATATGCTATCCAATAAACAGTTAAATCTATCATTTTCTTTAAATCATTTATATCTTTATCTTTCCATTTTCGTATATAATGAGTTTCATCATTTCCTAACCAAGAAGCTCCTTTTGCCATTTTTTTAATTTTAGGATTTTCTACATTTTCATTAATACATTTTCCAAGTAGTTTTCCTTCTATATCTCCTTTAATTTCACTATTTTTATGTATTAGATAGTCCTTAATTAAAAATTCTAAAGCCTTTCTATAGCCCATTCCAGCAATTTCATCTAAATCATTAGCTTCGGCTATTTTAGCTTGATTATATATCTTAACAAAAGCTTCTGATACTTCTTGTATTTTATCATCAAACTTTATATTTTCTGCTCTTTTAGGGAATATTTTATTAACTTCATAATACCCCTGCATTCCATCACCTTTATAGGAATAATGAATAATAAACATTTCATCACATTCTGGACAATAACATATAGCGAATTTATCAAAATTAGCATCTAAAACTCCATATAATTCAGGCAATAATTTGCAATGGCATAAAGGACATTCATTTATTTTATCATATCCTCCCAGCATACAAAATTCTTTGTAATTTTCATAATCTAAATCCTCTAAAAGCTTTAATTCAATCATAAATTCCCTCCACATTTCTTATTTTAGGAATATTTTACTAAAAAATGATTAATAATTCAAATTAAAGGTTGTTTATTTTCAATCCATAAATTAAAAAGAACCTAGCCTAAACTAGATTCTTTCCCGTAATCCAGAGGTTATTTAATTTTTTAATGGTGGAAAGTAAGAGATTCGAACTCTTGCTAGACTTTAAGCCTACTAACAGATTAGCAATCTGCCCTCTTAACCAACTTGAGTAACTTTCCACGTGCAGGAACTTAATCCTGCTTAGACTTTATATGATAAAATAAACTTAAGAGGAAGTATTATTTAGGAAGGTAAAAGAGTTGCACCTTTATTAATACTCTTCCTTCCATGTGCAAGGCTTTTACACCTTGCTTTCCGTTCTGCCCAACATCACATATAACTTGAAAGGAGGCGTGCACCATGCACAATGAAAACTTCAACCTGTCCACACTATTAATTTTACTATAAATATATATATTTATTTTTCATTATTTTATCAAATATTTATCATTTTAAAGAATCTAAGTAATTAAATATATTTTTAAAATTTTTATTATACTCATCACTTGATAATTCCTTAGTATTAGTATTCCTATACTTAATTATTAAATTATTCATTTTATAAAAAAAATCTTTCGCCTCTACTTTCTCTTCAGGATTCATTGTAATATGTCTATACCCACGTCCAACCATTCTATAACTTAGCATCTTACTGTATTTCACATACTCTTCATTAAAGCAGGTTTCAAATATTTTCAAAACAGTATTAAGACTATAATATGTGTTTTCTAATTTAAGTTCTTTAAAATCTATTTTTTCAATAGAATTCATACATTCTATGTAAGTTTTATAAAACCTCAAAATCTCTAAACACTCTTGTCCCTCATCAATCGTTATTAATTCATATAACATTTCTTTAAAATCTTCACTTATCTTTTTTAATCTTTGCGGTGAAAAAGATGGTCTTTTATTCTCTTCAAATTCATAAGGCATCCATAATTCTATAAAATTATAAAATTCTGTCCAAAATGAAAATAAAAAATCTTTAATTTCTAGTTCCAAAACAATAGCTATTCTTCTTTTTTTAAGACTATTCTTCTTATTTTCATTGTTTATCAAATTAATTGATATTAAAATAGTAATTAAAGTACCTAATATACCTAATACTGAAATTATGCTAGTTACAATTAATTCAAGCCATTCAGAATATTTAAAATAATCTCCAAAATAATGATGAATACCGATTAATAATAAGACTACAAAAATTATAATTATTGCTATAGATATTATAGCAATTTTATTTTTCTTAAAAAAATTCATATAACACCTCCTATAAAATATTATATATTATCAACTAATATTAAGTAATGTATTTCTAAACTCCGCAACTAATTCAATAATCTCTTCTCTTTTCCTATATGCCGTTGCTTGAGCTATGTTTAAACTTTGAGAAATAAACAGTATCGATTTTTCATCGCCATATTTTAATTCAATGAATCTTCTATCTTCTTCATTTAATGTACTTAAATTTAAATCCATATTACTAACATAATCATTTAAATATCTAATATCAGCTCTTATTCTAAAAAGTTTTTTAGTTGTAGTTATATGTTCCCTTTCTAGTTTTCCTATTTCTCTACATATCTGTTCTTCTGCAAAGCTTGTACCTTTAGATGATGTTTGAACTCTTTCAGATATTCCAGTTCCATTTTGATAATAGTCTATAGTTACATTGGCATTCTTTATATCACTCTCTATTGCAATTAATCTATTTTCTAAATAACTTTCTCTACCTTTCAACTTGTATATTTTCTTCTTATATTTAAAATACTTCTTTAATGCATTTTCTGTTTCATTAAATAATGTTTTATCCATTTGCTCCTCCTTATAAATATCTCTTCACATATTCAAAGTTCTTAGTTACTCTGCATTTATCTCTATCTTTCTTATCATAAAAATGTATTTTATATACTTCTCCACACTTGATAATCTCATATTCCTTTGTCTTTTTGATTACCTTGTTCTGAAGTATATCAAATGTACTAATTTGACCTTGTAATACTTCCATGTTTAACGCCTCTCCGTATCCTTCTTATAAACTCCATAGAACGTTTTATCTATTAAGACAATATAACTATCCTCTTTCTCCATAAAAAACCTCATGAACGCTATTTTTAGTTAATAGAGGATGGAGCCTTGTCCAATCCTCTATTAACTTTATTTTAGGTTTATCAAAGAAACTTATTTGATTACTTACCATTTAAATCTTTGTCCACAATTAGGACAATACTTCCAATTTACAGGATACTTACAAACTGGACACGCTTGACTTACATTTTCTGTTTTAACTACTTTCTTAGCCTTGTCTTTATTTAGTAACTCTTGATGCTTTGATTTATCTCCTACAGCTTCAAAAAATCTATCAAAAAGTATTCCATGTTCTTCTAGTATCTCTTTCATTAACTCTTCATCATAATGTCTTATACCGCTATAATCACTTTCAAAAGCTCTTTCACATTTTCTTTGAATTATGAAATAATTTCCTGCCTCTTTTCTTAGAACCACTAAAAGATTTTCCTCACCATATTCAGTAGAATCTTTGTGATAAAAACATTGAACTCTATTCCAACCAGTACTCTTAGCATCTATCAAATAACTATTGCTGTTATCTTTTCTTCTTCCGTCATATTTTCTCACTCCAAGTTCTTTCATATATTCCTCAAATATACCTGCAAATTGTTTAGTATTGCTCAATTGCCAAATCTTTAATAACTTATCCTTCATTTTTACCGCTCCTATATTTTTATGAATAACTATCTTATTTTTTGAATATAATATTAAATATAATATTAAATATAATATTAAATATAATATTTAATATAAAATTAAATATAATTAAAGAGGTGATTTTATGAAGATACTTTTTAAATCTATGATGATATTCTTATCATTTGTATGGATGATATTTTTATCATTTATATGCATATTACTAATAATCTTCGTACTATCTTTATGCATATTAAAATGTCTTTAATTTTTTTTAATTAAAGCTGTAGGATAGATATATATGTATGTATCTATTCTATTAGAGCAAATGTTAAAATAAATTAAATAATTACTTCATTAATCACCTTTAAGATAGAGAGTTGTAAAAAGCAACTCTCTTTTTGATTTATTACTCAACTTCCTTAATATCCTGTGTTAAGCATTTGTTTTGCCTACTTTTTGCATTACATACTCTTTTCCATACCTGGCATCTACAATTACAACTCCTAAAGTTCCCTTAAGCTCCTTAGCTACTAAAGCAATTTGAGCTTCTTCACAAAGGTTTTGAATCATACTAAGTACAAAACCTATTTCATTTTTTCTTTCATCCATGTTTCTATACCTCACTTATTCTAAAAAGCTCTTCCAGATCATAAGAAAATCTAACTTTCTTCTTAACCCCTTTAATCTCTATTCCATTTTCTATACACCATTTAACCGGTATACTTTTTCTCTCTGCCATTTCTATAAACGCTTGTACATTTTGTACTTTAACTGCATAAACCTTTTCTAACGGTCTAAAATTAAGTAAAAAATATGGTTCTATATTTTTATAGTTACTTGCCTTTAACATTTCTTCTAATTGCGTCTTTCTTATCCCACTTAAAGGAATACTTACCCCGTTATAACTCTTAAGTTCTAATAAGAATAATTTATTCTCTGCAAATACTTGAAAATCACAAATGTTATGAGCTTGAAACCTTACATTTTCATTCTTAGTTCCATTAAAGTTAGCTGTACCATCTTTAAATCTATAAGCAAAGTATTTATCCGGAATAGACTTTTTAAAATCTTCCTCAAACTTTTTACCTTCATTTTTAGCCATTAAATCACCTACTCTTCCCAACCTAATAATTGTTTTTCTAAAGAATCATAGTCATAATCTCTTTGGTTAAAATTGCAGTTATTATTAGTTTGTCCTTTATTAGGTTTCCAATCTTCTTTTATAGCTGATATAAGAGCTCCTACTCTATTATTAATTTTCTTCATTTGATTAATAATTTTGAGTTTCTCAACAATAACATCAACAGAAACCTTATTATTAGAACAAAACTCTGTAAGAGATTTAATTTCATCAGATGAAAAATTTTTTAATACTTCTTTAAGCTCTTCTCTTTTATCAACAACAACATTTTCCTCTCCTGTTGTTGTTCTAACCTGTCCTGTACTATCCTGTCCTAACCTGTCCTGTCCTATGCTGTCCATTGGTTGTCCATGGGACGTCCCATTGTCGTCCCATGATTTCTTTTTTCTATCTGCTCTTTCTTTAGATTCTAATAAATTAACTTCTGGCATAATTTGAAGCAATAGATCTTTATACATAGAATCAATTTTTCTATCTGCTCTTATTTTGTTATGTTCTTTCCAATCAATAATATAAGTTACTAAATCTTCATTTAAAACTCTTATATACCCCTTAGAAACTAATATTCTTAAGTCATCCTCAGTAGCTCCTGTCATTCTTAATACATTAAAAGCTTCAACTATTCCATCATCATCTGCCCTCATTCCTAAATCATAATAAAGAAGTCTTGAAGATGAAGGCATTTTTAAAAACTTAGCTGAATCAATTACTTTTATAGAAAACATTCTTCTTTGTGCCAAACCTTTTCACTCCTTACATCTGTCTTAACTTATAAGCTTCATTAAGTTTATTTCTCAATTCATTGAAAGAAGCTTCATCTAAATTAAGTTTAGTATCCTCTTCAATGAATATAGTTACGTTATTTGTATCTTTTATATCTATAGAAAAATTTTGTTCTTTACCATACTTTCGTATTTCAAGTTCTAATCCATTTAACATCATTTTAAATTCCTCCTAAGCTTTCTTTTGACAATCCATACATAAAACCTTCTGATACTTTTTATGTGAGAAATTTGCAACATTATAAGGCACATCTTTACCACAGCTCGTACACTTATAAACTTTATTAGAGTTTTGATTCTTGCTAGTTCTTCCGCTTGTATCTTTACTATCTGGATCATCATTATCTGTTGGAGCTTGTAAGCTCTTAAGAATAAAGTATCTTTCTGAATAAGTTAATCCACTTCCATAAGCCTTACTTATATCATCTTGTTGACCAAATATATCAAAGCTGCACTCTTCTCTTTCTGTTGGTTCATCTGCATTAATCCAAGTATATTTAACCTTACCAGCTATAACAAAATCTGTTTTATCCTCACCTTTTGAATTTTTATAATCAAATGTGGTCCAGGTAATATCATCTGTTTCTATTTTTAATAAAACTCTTAATCCATCCATCTTAGGTCTTATCTTGCTTAAGACTTGGCTACCAGAAACATATTGGTAACCAAATCCTTTAGTATCTTTTACAAAGTTATCTATCTCTTTTCTAACTTCTATAAGCTTTTGCCATAAGTTCATAAATTCCACCTACTTTATTTGTAATGATTTATTTTCAACTAACTCTGCACCTTCAATTATTTCTCCGTTCTTAAGTGCCTTACCTAAATCAGTCTTAGATATAGTTTCAGTTGTTTTAATCTTTATAAACTCTTTAGGTATCTTAGTTTCATCCAATACCTTAACTATCTTAGATTTTCTAAATGATATTTTGAATAGCTTTCCTTCAACCTTAGTTAGACCTATTCCATTCATTTCAAACTCAACATACTCTTTTAGTTTTTTTACTGTATTTTCTTTTTGCTTCTTTAAAGCTGATAATCTTTTTATTTCTTCCTCTATTCCTATAGAATCTGCTTCTATTTCTTTTATAACTTTACAAGTATTCTCTATCTTAGTGTTTATATCATCCTCAACTTGTCCTAATGCTCCATGGATCATTTCAACTGTTAATCCCTCTTGTTCTCCTAAGTTATCTAATAATCTTTCTAAGTTTCTATAATTCTGTGTTAATTCATATAGTTTCATATTTAACTCCTCCTTAAAATGGTATATCTGACTTTAATACTGGTTCTAAACTGCTATTCCAGTATTCTTCTGTTATATCCTTAAATTCTTTTTCTAAAATAAGAGAACTTAATACTACTGGTTCTTTATTCCATATCGAATTTAAAGTTATTTCTCCTAAGTTATCAGTTACTACATATAATCCATCATATCCATCATTTGATTGAACTATTTTCCCAATATGTTCAGTTTTTAATAATTCAACTGCTTTATATTGCATTGTCATAGCTCCTTTACTGTTTCTCCAGTTTCAATATCATAAATTTCACCATTGTCTAAATCCATTCCTGGTGGTAATATATCCTTGAGATTTATTTCTTGAGTACATTGGTTACTTTGGTCGGTGCCAATGCACTCTCTTTTTATTTCTTCCTCTATTAAATTACTTAAAGGCTTGTCTACTTTTAAATCGCTAAATCTTTCTTGTACTCTATCAACTATGTTCTTTGATACTTTTACTAAGTCCATAACCAACACCAAACCTTATAAGATAAATAGTAAAAGAAACACCATATAATAACTAAACCTATTACAGTTACTAAACATCCTGTATTTACTTTCTTCATATAATCCTCCTAAACAAACTTTCTGTTATGTTAAGAACCTCTAAAAACTTTTTCTTTGGAATAGGTTTCTTAAATCTAATATTATTAAATTTTAAATCCTGCTCTACAGCTAACAAGATACTTTCAAACTCTTCTTTACTATGTCTAGCCTTTAAACTCTGTATATCTTTAAAGTTCATAACATCACCCCTAACTTACATTTATTGAAAAGATAAAACTTAAAGTACATCCAACAAATAATATTAAATACTTAAAACTTTTTTTAGTCTCTTTCTCATTTATAGATTTATCTAAAAAATAAACACTTAAAAATAAAGTTGTTGCTGTTGTTATTATTCCAAAGACTATTTTTCCTCCTGGAGTAAACATATCAAACCTCCTTTCCAAGACTTATTATTGGTGCTAAATTACTTAGTACATTACTTAAGATATCTTTTAACTTTTGGTTCTCTTCTTTTACTTCATCTAACTCCATTTCCATACGTCTACGTTCTAATGGACTAAACCTTTCTAATTTAGTTCCTTCTAGCTCCAAAATAGTTTGTAAATTAAATCTTATTGCAGGAATCCCTTCTACAGTAGGGATAATTCCTGCTTTTCTATACTCCTCAATAGACTTAACACTCATTTGCCAACGTTCTGCTAAGTCTTTTTGTGTTAATAGTTGTGCCATTTCTTGCCCTCCTTCGATTTACTTATCCTTAGGTTTTAATTAAAGCTTGTCCTATTAATCCCCTTAGTATCAGAAAGATGTGTTATTTACTGATACTTGTCCTATATATTTCCAACCTTTATAATTTAAGTATCGGCTCTGCCAAGTCGAAATAGATTATGAAAGGTGGTGATTTTATGAAACGTGTATATGCATGTTTACTTGGAAATTGGATTGATATCACTAATGAAGGTTTACTTCACAACCGTAATCCCTTAACTTATATTAATGAAGAAATTCAAGATATGTTTGAATATGATTACATAAATGTACAATATGATAACAAAAACTACAGAATTCATCCATCATTAATTCAAGTTGTTAGTGAGTAAATTCCAAATCTAAAGTTTTCTTGAAGGTATTGCTTTTTTTGAAAGCAGTTTTATTAGCTTGACTTTTAAATTCTCTATCTATACAGCTTTTTAACTGCTCCCATTTATATAAAGGCATTCCTTCAATTAAATTTATTAACTGCTCTTGAACTGATGCTTCTCGAGCAGTTTCTTCTTTTAAATTCAAACCACATATAGGACAATAATTATCATTTCCCCTTAACTCTTCATTCTTACATCTTGAGCAATTTAATTTATCCATTTAAATCTCTCCTTCCATTTTGTTAACCTTACTAATAGATCTAAATATTTAATTGACTTTGATTATTAAGCATGTCTATTTTTTCTTGTAAATAAAATGGTGCTTTATAATTCTCGGCTATCTCTTTAGCTTTGCTTAAATGCTTTCTTTTTATAGCTTTGTAAGTACTAACATTAAACTGGTCTTTTACAAACTTCCACACATTCTTATAAACTTTATTGGAAATTGATTTATCTTTATATGCTGGACTACCATATCCACCTAAAGCATTTGTTCCTACTCTTTTTACTACTTTTTGAAGTTCCTCTGGTTCCGCACCTATTAAAGGTAAATCTTCTTGAAATTCTTTAAGTTCATTTTTAACCTCTTGAACCTCTCCTTTAACTTCTTTAAAGGCTTGTACTTGTGCTTCGAATAAATCTATTGCACTTGTTGGTTTTCTTTGTTCCTTTAATGCTTGTTCCATTTTATTAAAAGCTTCAATATATTTTAATTTCCATTGAAGAGCTTTAGTTCCATTGAAACCCATTGCTAATAATGTAAATCCATCTCTAGTCATTAAGTACTCTTTATACCACTGTTTATTTTGTGGATGTTGGTATTGACTTTCTATAAACAGGTCTGCCGATTTTTCGGCTACCCCTTTTTTAATTTCTTCTATTGAGTCCAACACATGTTTATGCTGTTTTTCAAAATCTTTGGCTATAAGTCTACTGCTTACAACAACTTGTCCATTTTGATTAGAAAGTTTCACACCTTCTATTTCTTTGTTTTCAAAAATCATTAAATTATTCATTTATTAACCTCCTCACTAATTTTGTTTAGTTTTCTGAACTTTCAATGTAAAAAAATATTCAGGAATTTTATTCTCCTCTATACCTAATATTTCACAAGATTTGTATATTTCTGCCTGTGAAAAATCTAAGTAATTATTTAAACGTTGGCTTAAAGACACTCTTCCAATACCTAAAGCATTTGCAAACTTATCTTGAGTATTAAACACTTCTTTTATTTTACCTTTAAGCTTACTATAATCAAAAGCCATATCTGTTTACCCCCTTTGTTCAGTTTTCTTAACTCAATTTTAACTTCACCAGAAATTATTGTCAATACTATTTTTTAGTTTTCTAAACTTTTTGTATTAAATTTCAATTATTTTGTTGCGTTATCTGAACAAAATTGATATATTATATTTAAACAAGGAGGTTTTTTATATGAAAAAAATATCAGAAAGAATCAAAGAAGGTTTAGCTTTAAGAGAAATGAAGCAAGCTGATTTAGTAAATATAAGTGGAATATCTAAAGGAGCTTTAAGTTCATATATATCTGGAACATATGAACCTAAACAAAGAAATATATATAAGATAGCAAAAGCATTAAATGTAAATGAAGCTTGGTTAATGGGATATGATGTTCCTCTAGAGAGAACTGAAAACTCAATTAATTCATCAGAAATTAATTTATCAAAAGAGGAAAAACAACATATAGAAGACTTAAGAAAACTTAATGACTTAGGAAAAGATAAAGTTTTTTCATATACTAAGGATTTATTAGAAATGCCTAAGTATTCTTTAGATACTGAATTTGCTGCTACTCTAATAGAAAATCAAAAAACTCCTTATTTAGTAGCTTGTCATGATGACAATTTAACTGATGAAGAAAAAGCTTTAATGAATGAAAAAATAAATGAAGCTTTAAAAAATCTCAAATAAGTTAGGTGGGTTTATATGACTAAATACGAAAGATTAATGTATGAAGCCGAATGTCATGGTGCTAAGGTCATTGAAATTGATCTTGGCACAGATAAACCTTGCGGAAAATGCGTTGATAATATAATAGTTATTAATAGTAATATAAATACCAAAGAAAAAACATGTATTTTAGCCGAAGAACTTGGACACTATATTAAAAATTTAGGTGATATTACTAATCAAACTGAAATATGTAATAAAAAACAAGAATTAGTTGCCAGGCGCTGGGGGTTTGATAAAGCTGTTGGTTTAGTTGGATTAATTAACGCTTTTGAAAATAATTGTAGAACTGCTTTTGAAATAGCTGATTTTTTAGGTGTAACTAAAGAATACTTTGATGAAGCAATTGATTATTACAGAGCTAAATATGGCGTTATGTATAAAATTGATAATTACATAATATACTTTATTCCATCATTAGGAATATGTAAAATGTTTTAACCAGTTGATTTTCAACTGTTTATTTTATAGATTTTATAGAACATATATTCGCATTCAAAAATTTTATTTTAATTTTAAAGAGGTGTTAGATATGGAGTATAACGTAACTTATAGGCAAAAAGATAAAGGATGGCAATTTATAATAAGCTATAAGGATTACAATGGAAAATGGAGGCAAAAATCTAAACAAGGATTTAAGACAAAAAAAGAAGCTAAACCTATTGCTGAAAAGATGCTACAAGATTTAAAGAAAAATATAAAAACAAGCAATAATAGTTTTGGGAAAATAACTTTTAAAGCTTTTTCAGATATGTACCTAGAGCACGAAAAGCTATATAAAGAACCTAAGACAATAGACGGCTTAGTAACAGTGCTTCATAGGTTTCAAGATTTAAATGACAAAGAACTTTGCAAAATAACTAACTTAGATATACAAAAATTAATAGATAATATGACTAAGGAACATCTTAATAATAATACAATAAGATATTATTTAAAAATATTAAATAGCATATTTTTATGTGCAAAATTTAAATACAATATACTAGATGAAGTTCCAAGTAAATATATAAAAATAGGTAAACCAATACCAACTAAGAAAAAGGCACTGAATGATGATGAAATTAACGATTTATTATTAAAATTTAAAAATAATAAATATTATCTAGTAGTATATTTAGCTGTTAATACAGGTATGAGAATCGGTGAAATTCTAGGTCTAACATGGAATGATATAGATTTTAATAACTGTCTAATAAGTGTTAATAAACAATGGAAAATACTAAAAGATAATTCATGGGGATTAGGTAGTGTTAAAAGTAAAAATTCAATTAGAATTATTCCCATTTCTAATTCAGTTTCTGAAGAACTATTAAAATATAAAACTATAATAAATATAGATAATAGAGTTTTCAATTTTAAAAGTAAAAACACTATTCTTTCAAGAGTAAACATACTTTTAAAAGAATATGGTTTCAACATTTCTCTTCATGAATTAAGACACACATACGCTACTAAATTAATTGCTAATGGAGTTGATTTTAAAACTGCTGCAAAAATATTAGGTCATTCAGTAGAACAAACTATGAAAGTATACTCTCATGTCAATAATGATATGTTTAATAAAGCACATTCTATTATAGAAAATATTTTTTAAATTTATTTTTGACGAAACTTTTGACGATTCAATATAAATCCTTTATTTCTAGCCATTTATAGCGAAATATCATTCTTACATATTTGAAAGGTATGCTGTAAGCAATGTCATACTTTTAATCACTATAAAACTCTATATTTGCCCAATTATTCATAAAATATTGCCAGTTTTACACATGTAATTGAAAATTTTAAAAATTAATGCAAGAATATATTTAATAATCTTAAAAAAAGGAGCTTTTATATGAAAGACGAAAAGATTAATATAAAATACCAAAATAAAGTTAATTTAATTTTTATCATATTAGTAACAATATCATTTTTATTATACCGATTCGGTTTTGATAGAAATGGTAATCTATTATCCTTAAACTACATATTAATGTATTTTGTAGTTTTAGTATTAGTTATATCTAGCTTAAAAAATTTCATTAGAGGAAAAACTAAAAATAAAAACAATTAAGAAGTTTATATTTCTATAATATTCTAAAAATCTTTTAGTAGATTTCTTTATAAAATACATAAAAAACTCAGTAATAACTGAGTTTCTTCTAAATATTATTTTAAATAAGATGCTCAAATCTTAAATTATAATCATTTATTTTTATACTTTTCAATAACCCATCCTTTTAAAATATCACCATAAATACCTTGCTTACTTATAATATTCAATATAAAAACTTACTACTATAAGCAACAATATCTTTTACACAAGTATTATCGTCATATAAACTAAGAATAATATTATTATGACCACTAAATTCTTTAACCAATCTATTACCTATAGCTTTTTCAATTTCATCTAGCTTAGAATTATTAACACTATATTTTATATAATTTATATCTTTTCCATCAAACTCAAGAGTAATATAATACATATCACCTTCAAATCCAAAATATATAAATTTTAAAATATCTGGAGTTTTCCTTATAATATTGTCCATAAACTCACATAATGGTAGTCTATAAAAATAACTGCCTACCTCTATAATCATATCAACATTTAAACCTAAATCTTTCTTATAGGAGATTGTTTCAGTAACCTTTTTATCATCCTTATATAATAATAAAACAATTGAGTCATTATATAATTCTTTTCCTAAGTAATTCCCTTTATATCTCTCAATTAACTTTAATCCAGGAGAATCATTAATTATCTGGCTTTTAGATACTATAATATTCTTTCCATCAAAATCATAATCATAATAATATTGAATTTCATCTAATGTTTCTATTATTACACTTGTATTAAAACTCTTTTTGCTAAGAATACTATCCATTAAATCACATAAAGGGAGTTTATAGTCTATAACTCCCTTTGAATTAATATGAACTGGTGCAAATACTCTTGAACTCCTACTATGATACTTTGAAGATTTTCTATCTTTCATAAATTCACCTTTTATTAATAATCTATAGTAAAATTATATGAATATTTATTGGGATATATATCATTTAGATATTATCTATAAATAATGAAACTTTTTTATTTAGTTAACAATATTATTCTAAATAATTTTTACAAAATAAAAGAACTATACCAAAGTATAAAAACCTATATAATACTTGGTACAGTTCTTTACCTTTATTTCTTTAATATCTTTTGATTTGATGTGGCTAACTTAACATCATATTGAATATTATTATTCACCTTTAATTTTTCATCATACTTTCCAAACTTAAAGTACATGTCTCCTTTTAAACCATATATATCAGGGAACTTTTTCTTAAAATCTTCTTCACTTAGTCCAGAATAAACTATAACCTTAAGTTTTCTCTTCCTTGCCGAATTAACCATTTCCCTTAACTCCTTAGGTTGAAGTGACCATTCAAGTCCTGCAAGTATAATTCCTTCATTAAAAGGATCATTTGTCACTTCATCTAATATATCTTCTGAATCCATCTCTATGTTTGGTAAATCCTTTAAATGTTGATTAAAGCATCCTTTGCAGTTTAAGTTGCAATCTACTGCACTTATTAATGCTCCCATAAAAGGTGCATCCTCTACTCTCTCATGAACAATGCCCTTTGTTTTTATAATCAT